GTGGTATATAAAAATAGAAGTAAAAATTATCGATTAATAGACCATTCCCCTGTCAATCTAGTTTATAAAAATATAGAAAATGACGTGGCAATCGTCGCATTAAGTGATGGTTTTCCTTCACCATTTCCCAAGTTAGCTAGTTGTTTCCAACCAAATTCTGATCAAGTAGTAGGTTTAGTTTTTCCTTCAAAAATAATAAAATTAGAAGGAATTTTGAATAGCGCGAGTAATGATGGTCCTATAATTTATCCAGTAGGAGAAATCACTAACTCGATTATAGATCCTATAACATATGATGGTTTACATTTTGCAGGTATGTGTGGTACGTTAGCCACAACCACACAAGGCATGTTAGTTGGTATGCATGTAGCAGGGCATTCTGGTAAAAATGTAGGAGCAACTTTAAGGTGGTCTTCAAAATGTAAAGATGATTTGTTTAGAATTTTTTCTGATTTAGATTTAGGGCTTAAAATTAATGTTAAAATTAGTGATAAAGACTATGAAAATTGCAGTGCCACAAAAATAGAAACTGATTTAAATGTTTATGTACCGAAAAATAGTAACTTTGTTAAATCTCCGTTGTTTGGTGTATTCGAAAATTCAAGAAAACCAGCTAACTTAAGTGTTTACGGTCCTCATACTGTTAAAGATGTGTCTAAGTCTAGTAGAGGAACAATAGGTCCAGTTGATGAAGAGGAATTAGCTTTCGCAAGTGACTTGTTAAATCTTTATTTTGAAGATTTTGATGATTTAAACGAATTTGAAATTGTTAAAGGAGACGAAATGTTGGCTCCAATAAATAAGAAATCATCAAATGGTATTTTTCCTATTAAAAGTAAGTTAGATTGTTTTGATTTTGAAAAAGGAATTTTTAAAGAAGATTTTAAGAATTTGTATGTGGAATTTGAAGAGAGAATGTCTACTGGTGATGTAGAGATAAGTGATATAGCTTGGTCAGAAACTTTGAAAGATGAATTGAGAAACGTAGAAAAGAAGGAACCTAGAAGCTTTAGAGTGAGTCCAGTCACTATGCAGGTATTGACTAAGAAATGTTTTGGTAAAATGGTTAAGAAAATTGTTAAGGAAAGATGGTTCAATGAAATAATGATTGGTCTAAACCCTTTTTCTGAATGGCCGAAATTACATAAAAGAATGCAAGGAGGTCGATGTTGGGGTGGCGATATAGGTAAGTATGATAAAAATATGAGAGTCCAAGTTCAAATAATGGTAGCAGAATCTATATTAAAATTTTATAAAGGAAAACATTACCAAGCAGCTAAAAATATTTTGTTGAATATCGCTTATAATATAGTTGTAGTAAATGATGATTCTTGGATTTTAAATCATTCATTGCCTTCTGGTTGTTGGTTGACTGCAATTTTTAACAGTTTAGTTAATAGAGTGTATACTGCTATGTGGTATTATAGAGAATTAAAAAATAATGGTATTGTTGCCAAAGCCTTACATTTTCACGAGGATATTTCTGACCCCGTTTATGGTGATGATCGTTTAAATCGTTGTATTAAAGAGAAATATCAGGGTTTTTTAAATGCTTTAACAATGGAAAAATTTTTTAATTCTTTAGGAATGGATATGACTGATTCTCTTAAAAATAAAATTGTAACACCCTTTCAAGATATTAGTGAATTAACTTTTTTAAAAAGATATTTTAGATTCCATCCTAAATTACTTAATGTTACGTGTCCTTTAGATTTAAGAACTGTTTATAGCACAATTTCGTGGATTGATAAATCTAAAGACGATTTAGATGTTGTTTTAAGAGATAAATTAAATGCTTTCCAAAGAGAAATTTTTTTACATTATGATTTATATGATCAAGATATTGCAAAGTTAGAAAAAGCGTGCGATGAAAAATTAATAAATGTTGTAATTTTACCAGAATCGTATTTAATTAAGTTGTATAATAGCGGTCTATATGATGATTTTTATGCTAAAGCTTATGATCTGTTAGTAGTTTAGTAATACTTTCTAAGATGGTAAGGCCCAAGTGCGGAGGCACGTTAAAAGCTCATTTTTTAGTTTATTTTAATTTATTTTATTTGATGTGATTTTATTTGATGTTTGAATAAATTTTTATGTTTTTAAAATTTTGATGTTTTATTTATTGTAGTTTATTTAATTTTATTTTAGTAGTTTGGAATTACTTTTAAAAATTCCGACTTTTTTATTTGAAACCTTTTAATGGAATGCTCGTATCCAGGGAACTAAGTAAAAATTTTATAATGAGCAACTCCATTTGTTAAATATAGTGATAATTTAATTCTTTGAGTATAAACTAAACACTTCACTGCCATAGAATCAATATATGATAAATATGAAACTTCTTTAAGGACGAAAGAAGTTGTAGAAATACCGTCCATATATAATAAGTTACCAAAAGTAACACAAGTGCCCTTAGAATATAAAATGAATTTTGATCAAATTTTAGATAAACCATTTTTAGTAACAACAATAAGTTGGTCCACTGGAGCAACTAATTTTACCGAGTTGTGGCGGTTACCATTTCCTTCTAGTATTATGTCTAACCCTTTAGCCAAAATCCCTTTTGATGCAGCTACATTTTTTCAAGCAAGAATGTGTTGTATGTTGCAAGTTTCAGGAACACCCATGCATCAAGGATTAATCTTAGTAGCTGCTTTGCCTCATAATACACCTGCGATTACTAATCCAAATCAAATTTTGTGTGCACCTCATGTTTTCCTTAATGCAACAGAATCTACTTCTGTATGTTTAGAATGTCCTATGTATACTCCTAGTACCTTGTATAGAACTTTAAATAGTGGCGCTACCGTAAATAATTTAGGCATAAACTCCAGTAGTATAGGTACTGATGTTTTTGATTTAGTATTTTTTGTTATGGATTCTTTAACAGTTTCTTCAGGATCTTCAACTACAATTTCAATTTCTGTGCATAGTATATTTAAAGAGGCTCAATTTTATGTACCAAAAGTAGGCTCAATGTCTTGGCAAGCTCAATGTGGTGTTAAAAAGATGTGTGGTTTTAAATCTAAAGCTATAGTTACGACTAAATGTGCCTGTGGTGAAAAAGAAGTGTCGCAAGAACATTCTTGTGAAGAATATGAATCAGAAGGTTTGTTAACAGGTTTTTGGCAATTACCAACTAAAATTATAGATACAGTAGCATCAGGTTTAAAAGTAGTAGCAGGAGATTTAATTGATTATGGTAGAGGATACGTAGCTCAATTAACAGGCTTTCATAATCCTAATAAACCTGAAATAGACACCAGAATGATTGCAACTTTTCGTAATTTTACAAATAATGTAGATCAACCAGTGCACTTAGAAGTCATGGATAACCATGCACAATTTAGTAGAATTTATGACGATTTTTATTTTAGAACTGAGCAAGATGAAATGGATTTGAAGTTTTTAACATCAAAACCAGTATTTGTTGGTAAGTTTAGTGTCTTGAGTACTGATGTAGCCGGTAAAAATTTGTTTGCTTATCCTATTACTCCAATGGTAGAAGCTAGTGTAACGACCTCAGGTACCGGAAGTACGACTTATTGTTCACCTTTAAGAACTATTTATGAGGCATCAAGGTTTTGGCGAGGCGATTTAAAAATGCACATACAAGCTGTATGTACTAATTTTCATTTTTGTAAAATTGTAGTTCTTAAAAATTATGCAATGACCGACGCTCCCATTAATGCAACCACTTCTTTAGTCCCTCAATATAATAATATCCATAATATCAATACAGACACTCTAGAGTTTTCAGCAGGAGGTCAAATTCAAACTATCGATCTAAAATACTGCTCTAATTTAAGACAGTTAGAGTGTACGAAAGATTATACTTATAATTCAATTGCTCATGGTATTGCTTATGGATATTTAGTTCAGCCTTTAACCTATAATTCAAATGTCCCAACCACAATAACCTTTAACGTTTACATTTCGGGAGGAGAAGATTTACAATTTAGTGGATATGCCTTAGACCCAGTAATAGTTAATTCAGGTCCAACTCCAACGTATCCAGGTATTCCTAATTTCTTTAAAGACGAATTAGGTATTTATGAAATTAACAATAATCAACATACTGGAAGGATTATAACTTATGCTGAAAGTAAGAAAACTAAATTGCAAGCTAGAAAAGATAAATTTTTTGTAGAAAAACCAAGCCATTATATAGTAGAAGAAGGTGATAACTGGGAAGATATCGCTTTCATTACCGGTAATACTTTAGAATCAATTAGAAATTTAAACGCTTCAACACATAATTACAAGAGTAAAGCTTATAGCATGACTAAAGGACCTCTGTTGACGAAAGGAGAAAAATTAGTGTATAAAAAGTGCTGGATAAAGGACGATGGAACATTGCCATCCGATTGTTATGAACCAGAAGGTATGGAAATGGCTCAAGGTACGAATGCCTTAGTCACTCCTAATTCTCAAGATGCTCTTTTAAATCAACAAGTGCCTGTAAATGAAGACATTAAAATGTCTTTTAGACCAAATACTTCTGTTAGGGATTATTTACGTTTTATGTATCCACAAACTACTTACTCAATAACGCCTAATACTATTAAAAATGTTGTAGCTTTCGACATTAATACTATAGTAAATAATTTTAGTAATGCTGATTGTTTTCATTCTATTTCTTCTTTATTTTTAGGTACTTCTGGTGGTTTTAAGTTAAAATTTAAAATTTCTGGAGTTGCTAACGCTTCTGCTGTGTTTGTACCACCTAGTGTTTATGCTGTTAATGGTTCTTATTTAAAATTGTATCCTATGTCTAATGCTGTTCCTGCCGATATAAATTCTTTAGCTAGTTTTAATGCTGGTATGCCTTATACACCATCGTTAAAATCTTTTACACCGCCTCAAATCGAAATGCAAGACTACACGAGACCTTTTAATAATGCTGGTACTAGTATAGCTGCTAGACCAGGATCATCTTTTGTGTTGGAGATGGCTATCCCTAACATGAACCCCTTCAACTTTGTAGGTAACTCTAACAAGTGGTACTTACCAGGTGGCCCGCCTCAAGATATAGAAAACGATTATGGCGTAGTCTACATCTGTTATGATGCAAGTTTCGACGGTTCTACATACGCACCAATGAGCATCATTCCTTTCGTTGGCATTAACGATGAAACTCGCTTAGGCTTTCAAGTTTTTGCACCCATAAAAACAATTTCAACTTACACCTCCTCTTCCCCTGCTAAGTTATGTCGTAATAGTATTTTACATCCAGTTACTATCGGCACCACTTTACCCAACGGCATTCCAGTCAGTCAAATACCTATGACTGGATCGTGTTATTATTTTAACACGACATAGGCGCGCTCCT